AGTGAAATCTCGACCACGTGTGTTAAGCGCACGAGAGCGATTAACGACTTGTTGAAAAGTGTTACGTGTATCGAGTTCTCGAGCAACGGCTTGTTGGTTCTCGGCAGCGGTTGGTTTGGCGTTTTTGGGCTTTGGAGCGTTTTTACCCAATTTGGGTTGGGCAATCGCACCAAATTCCAAAGTAGTCAAAAGTTGATCACTAAAATGATAACCGTCAGCATCAACGTTAACTGGCAGATCTTCGACAGGATTTTTGTATTGATCTTCATAAATACATTGTTTCGTGTAAAGAGCTTTTGCCAAAGAAATAGGCGATCGAATGCAAGCTTGTTTATCAGCATGAATAGGCTCAAAATTTTGAGTTGCAGGATTACGAATCGGTTTTAATTCCATTAATGCAAGATGACTAAAATCGGCTTTGTAATGAGATAGTGCAGGCAATTGACCAGTCGCGGCAACAACTGCGTCACGAACAGGATCGATACACTGAATAAGAATGTCTCGACGTCGGTCTTGTGCTTGATCACAATGAGTTTGCGCATAAGGGTCGCACAAATAATTGGAACAAACAATGACATAGCGGGATGTAAGGGGCCACCCTTTATCACCGCAAGAGGCCATATTGACTGGGTATGGTTGTGAACCAACGACGTTTTGAAATTCTTCGGCTTCATTGTAATCGAAAGATTGTTCAGAGGCGTAGAGGTCGTCGTAAATGACAATATCTTGATTGCAATATCCTTCCCAAAATTTTGTTTTTGTACGAACGAAACGTGTTAACGGGCGGCCTTCAATTTGTCCAAGAAGTTTACTGATGTAACGGGCAAGATAAGTCTTGCCAGTTCCAGCAGCACCGTAAAGCCATAAGCAAACCGGTTGTTGCCGTCTGCGTGTGGCTTTCTCTGTGTTGGAAAGCAAAGTTGAAAGTTCACCCGATAACACGCGAATTTCAGTCAAAAGAGGAATAGAATTCGGAATGTTAATTTTGAGTTGAATCATTTGGTAATTTAAATCAGAAGCGTCTTGAATACGTGTTTTGAGTGTTTGATATTTTTGTAAATCAGAAGGAAC